CTAGGTGTGTCCTCGTTTTAGAACTTGGACGCTAGAGGTGGCTATGCGGTGTATCATCCGCGGCGGGCCATCATATCTGTGCGCAAGGAAGGAGGCGCTGAGTACTGCATGCCGGCCTAGTCCAGTCGGCATATATACGCAGACTCGATAAGATTGGTGTCCTTAAACTAGTTCATCCCGGGTCGGGCACCGGGGTGCAAGGCACCACGCCAGCCATATTGGCTGGCTCGGAGTGGCGGATTAAACACCCGCCGCTCTTAAATTGGACCAAATAGTGTAGAGTCCACGAGTTTCCCGTCACAAAGGATCTCACGCTACTAACCGGTTCGCAACGCCCGGCTAGTAAGAGCGCGTTAGTTGCCAACAAACCACCTGCGGCGCTTAAGCGTCCGTTGGTGGCCAAGCCCTCGGCCCCGCCCGCTGAGGAAGACGACGGCCCACCAGCCGCATCGTACACTGAGCGCCCATTTAAGCCATCAACGGCTTATCGCGCTCCGCCGCGCACTAGGGCATATAATCCCCTAAAGCGGCGCGCCCCACGCGCCTCCGGCGCCGGTAAGAGCAACGCTACCGTGTCTAAGCGAACTTTCGTCCCCGATGACGATTCTCGCCCTCCACCGTTCTCCTCCACTCGCGGTCGGCGCAACGTTGTGAAATCTCACCGCAGCGTTCCCGTGCCGCCGGATGAAGACGGTTGGGTGGAGATCGTCAACGGCGCGCCCAAGCGTGATCTCATCCCGGTGACCCCGTCAGCTGCTCGTGCGGTTTCTTTCCGCGCGCCTTCACCGTCGGTAGGCACGCCATCTGCGACCTCTCCTGGTGCTGAATACCGCGCCAGACCGATGGTTTTCAAGGCTATCGGCGTCAATGGTGCCCCGCCTAGGCTTTACTACAACAGCCTTAATTCGACTTATCGCACAGTCGACGGCTTGTGGTTCAACAACATTGCTAACGTCGCTCAGGGCCCTATTGGGCGCATGCCAGACGGTTCAGGCATCCGCTTTATGGGAGCCACCCGTCCCCGACGCGGCGCCAGCGCAATCGATGCCGTTCTTATCACCCCCGGCTTTGACAAGTTCGCTAGGTCCCAGAACCTCCCTACTTCGTCCAGGTACGCTTCGAACGTCCGTGACCCTAAACCCGCCGCCGCGCTTCCATCAGCGCCCCTGGCGGTTGTTACGGCGGCACCACCTTCTGCGGCCCCCATTTGGGCGCTTCCCCAGAGGGTTGATGCCGATTTGAACATGCAGCTTAGGATGATCAAATACCCGGTGGTGTTTTGGCTGGAGACTTTCGAGCCTCTCCCCGCAGACGCCGATAGCCCTTCGAGCCCCGCCGGGCTGCCTCCCGGCCGCGTTACCTACGAGCGGATTGCCGGGCGACATGAGATGCGCGGGAAAACTCGGATTCAATTCGAGCTCTACGCCCGCGTGCGTCCCATCGACAGCGCCGCTGCGCTCCGCGGTTCAGCAATCAGTGAAGTCAATTACGTCGTCGACGCCAAAAGCGGTGCTCGGAAACTCTCCCCCAATCCTTGGGGTGTGACTTACTCGAACACCTTTATTGGTTTTGAGCAGCATGGTTTTGGGTTTGGCATTATTCCACCCGGCTGCTTAGTCAGCTCTTTTGCCACCTCTTCAACCGTGATTAACGTCGTTCGCGCCGCTCCAGAGCGCGACCTGACCCGCTACGGTATTGAAGCGAACCCCGGCCCGTTCCTTGGCCCTTTCCCAGATTTGGACGCCCTTCCGTCACTTACGGCTTTTCTTAATCGCCTCAGGACGGAAGCTTCGCCGTGGTATTCGTCTCTCGGTTCTTTCTTTTCTCCCCCGAAAAGCAGTTATTCCGTGAGATCTACCATCGAGAGCATAACCCGAGCGACTGGCCGTGGGGATGACTTCTTGTTCTGCGACCGCCTCGCCCTGCCCCCGGTCAAGCCTTCACGCCGGCTTGCTTACGGGCTTATTGGCGTTGTCATCATTGGGGGCGTGTGCTATTACCTCAGTACTGATCACTGCTGGTCTGTGTTAGGCTACTGCAAACGCGTTTTACGCCGGGCTTTGTTTATTTCTTTGCCTGACTACAGCGATGAGGACCTAGCCGGAGCCGTCTCCTCTTGTTCCTCCGCTGGCACGTTGACCACTCCCGAGAACAGTTTGCGCGCAACTGTGTTTGCCCGCGTTAACCCCCTCCCGCTGACCACTGCCAGCGATATGGATGATGTTCTTTGGCGGGCCTATTTCGGTGGACGCTGCCTCATCAGCTTAGCCGATGCACCGCCCATCGTTTACAATAGCAACATCCAAATCCGCCGTACTGAGAACGGAGTAGTTTTCTATGGTTCCACCGTTTTCAGAGGCGAGTTCAGTGATGCCGTAGCGAGCGGTCCCCCCCCTGCCGAATTCAACATGCGCGACTTTTTCTTTCGCACCCGCAAAGTCCTTGTCCGCCCTGTAGTCCTTCCAAGCTATCCAGGGCTTGAGCGCATACGGACTTACGACGTTGAGCCCGGTCCATGGCATTACTGTTGGGGTTGTTGCTCTCGCTCCCCGGCCTACACCGCTCCGGTGCCTGTCGACCGTTTCGGTCACACTCTCATCACTGTTGACGGCTCCAACACCCACCTTTGTTGGCATGACTACACTGGTCTAGAGATCGTACCATCTCAAGTGTTGCATGACGCCGTTACCCGGTGGAGTTACCAAAAGAACCATGCCCAATACGCCTCTCTAGGCGTCACTCTCAACTTGTACCCAGATTGCGTTGGGATGGTTATAGAGGCCGTTGCTAACGGCTATCGCGTCAGGCATGCATCAGCGTCCGCTGGCCATTCCGTCGAGTGTATTATCACCGACAAAGCCACCGTTGACCCCGATCGCGCCCAGTCTATCGTTAGCATCCACAACCCCCTTTTGCCCAGTTCCAAATTGGTGCCGGGCAACGGTTTGGCCTCATTGCTTAGCTCTCTTGAGACTCGCGTGCACAACCCTCCGACGCGTATTCCCGTTTCCGTCGACATTGCCAGCGTCATGGCAAAGTTCGCCGACTGTCTCGTGCGCGGCAACCAATTGTACCCATTGTCCTTTGAGTTGATGAGTGAACGCATGAAACGCCCTACTCAGCAGCAGGAGTTGGAGGAGCTCAGCACTACCTTCGACATTAAACGTCACAAGTGGACTGTATTCAACAAGACCGAGCCTTCCACTAAGGAGCCACGCATAATTGTCTGTTGCAAGGGCACTCAGAACTTTGAGTATGCCCGCTGGACCATTCCTCTGTCCGACTACCTTATGCGTCAGCCATTTTGGATGCCGGGGAAATCATGCGGCATGATCCAAGCTGCCGTCCAGCGCCTCCATTGTATCGCTCGCAAGAGCCTTTCTCAAGGCGTGTCAGAGTATGATTATACCGGCTTCGACGCCACCACTGGCGCGTTTGGCATCACTTTGCTCAAGATGGTGTTTCGTATAGCTTTCGGCTATGACGTCGGCTGGGAAGGACCACTTTCAAACACCATCAACCAAACCGCCTCGGTGAGCGGTGGCACCAGCTCCGCATCAATGGGCATCGGTACCCTTAGTGGTAGTGCAGATACCACACTACGGAATACTTTGCTCAATGCGTTTGTCATCTACCTGCAGGCCGCTAACGCTGGCCTGAACGCCGAGCAGGCGTACAGTTATCTCTGCACCAGTGCTTTAGTCTCGGGTGATGATAGCCTTGTCATTGAGGTCAACGGTGGCATGGTCGACGCTGCCACGGCGTGCGGTTTGACCCTTGAGGGGCGCCGCTACACCTCTGGCCCTACGCGTTTTCTTGGCAGGTTCTACCCCGATCCATGGGGATCCTCCTCCAACGTCGCAGACGTAGCCCGCTGGCTTTCGCGCATGCACCTCATTACGGTGCCTGCCGGCAAGTCCACCGAGGCCGCTATGAGCCAGCGTGCTTTGGGCCATTTAGTCAACGACCCCGACACCCCGTTGCTCAGTGATTATGCCAAACGGGTTTTGACTTATTTCCCTTCGGATACCCTCAGCGAGATGTTCTTTGATTCTTATCATTACTCTCTGCTGACATCCGTTGGTCCCGGCGCTAACTATCGCAACGACGACTTCAACGACGATGACCTCATGACGAGCATCGCTCTTGACATGAACGTGGATATTACTGCCCTTACGGATTTGCGTGAGTCGTTCCTCACGACCGACCCGCGGCCTGGCGCTCAATATCCCATCCTCGGGCGCCTAAAGATCAAGCCCATTTCTGGTTTGGTCGTCAATGGCGTCCCTTACGTTGCTCCTCGGGACCGCCCTAGCTACAAGATCACCAAGGAGAAACGCGCTGCGGAAGCCGCCGCCCTTCTCGCTAGTGATGCCGTTGCTGAGCAAGCCCTGGCCAAACTTGATCTCCCTATTAACCCTTTGACACCTCCCGACAGCCCTCAACCTGCGTCTACTTCTCAGCCCGTCACGCCGCAAGCTTCGCCTTCCGGTGTCGGCCTACCTCCTCAGGCTCCTACGCCTCAAGAACAGGAGGTCGCGGCCCAACTCGGCTTCTTGCCCGACGTTGAGTCTGAGAGCCATTCGCCCGAAGAGCGTCGCTGCGACAGGTGCAAAGAGTACGGACACAAGACGCGCCAATGTCCTACCAGGAACAGCCGGCGCAGCCGCGGCAATCGCGGCGGCGGCTCGGGGCACTAATGTTTTCTTTATCTGTTAATGTTGTTTACATGGTTTAAAGCTAAACTAAAGTTAATTTTGGCTTCTTCGCCCGTGATACCATCTAATATTGGCCACGTTAAATTTTGGCGTTATCTTCGATTTTGATTTCGCCCGGCTTCTTCGCCCGTGATACCGTATTCGGCCACGCTAAATTCTTGCCCGACCATGGCGTTAAACTGGCGGCTGATCGCCTTATTCCGTGTAACCAACCTGGACACGTTAAATTTCTTTGCCCGACCATGGCATTAAACTGGATGGCTGGAAGCTTTAATCCCGTGCAACCACCTCTCAGCTTCATTAAATGCGCTTTAAATGTTCGTGACCTCAAGTTCGCTGCCGATCCCATGGGACGGATGCCGCTTTTCGTCGCGACGACGCCGCCTTTCTTCGCCCCCACCTTGGAGCCTAGATACAGGCCGGTGCGCACCTAAGTGTTTAGTTTAGAGTAGTGCTTGTTACGTTAAATTTATGCACGACCATGGAGTTAAACTGGAGGCT